AGTCAGCGCTTCCAAAAGGCCTGCATAGGCATCAACAACTCCGTCTTCATCGCTGAGACGTGGATCGTCGATTGCGCATTGCATTTTCGCTTTGGATTCAGAGTAGGTTCTGACCAAGCTGTCTTGAAGGCTTTCCAAGACCGGTACTACGTTTTCCTCTGGGATCAGCTTTGAAGCGTCTCCCGAAGCGATTGACTTCTTGACCGAGAAAAACGCTCTTTCGGCTGCGTGAAGCAGCTGGCAATGATGGGAGATGGCGTCAATCGTGCCGTCGATGTCTCTCAGCAGGTCGAGAGATCGAACAGCGCCAACACCCATGAGCTCTGCGGCAGTAAGCGCATCAGCTAAGTGGTGGTGGTTTGCCGAATTCATCATATGGTCCTCGATGATAACCCGGTAAATAGACTACCGGATCGCGATTATCGCTACGTTGTCATCCATGTCAACCGAAATCCGCGCCACGAAACCCCAGCTAACGATTCTGTGGCGCGTACACAGTGACTATAGATGAGACGACTGAACACACCACCAGTTCACACCCTTGAGACGATCGGCGCGACAGTCTGCACCTCAGCCCTGTCCGCCCATCCAGCGTGGATGGAAAGCCAGTAACCGCGCGTGGCAAATGCGTAGTAGCTTTTGGCCTTTAATTCAATCAAGGAGCGATGATGTCGATCAGAAGCTTGGCAAAAAACCTGCCGGCAGACCCGGACAACAAAGGCTGGGTGCTTGGGTGGGGCGTGTTCAAGGATGGACCCTGGCATTTCATCGACATCTACGCGACACAGGACACCGCCCAAGCCGAAGCCACTCGCCGTGGAGAAGGTTACATCGTGGAGTACGGCTCCCATCGACTCGGGTCTGATGATTTCGTCAGCGGACTCACGCCTCCTAAGCTGTAGCGTCAATTTCGAAGTCGATCTGTCCGGGGCCTGAAACGAGCTGCGCGGTGAGCCCTGGCTTGCCGACGTAGCTGCGGCAGTACCCGTCGCCACCTGGAACTGTTTTGCCGGTGAACCTCATGCGATCGACTTCCATCTGCCCATCCATGATGGCAACGAATGACTCGCCGCCGCATACAACCCCATCGCGGACCGTGAACAGATCCCGAATCGTCAGCATGTAGCGCTGCATGTCCTTCTCCTGCGGCCTCGCCGCTTTTACTTCGCGTCCCGATGACGCAACACAAGACGCGTACGGTCGAGCCAAGGCCCGCCAAACACGATGATTTCTGATGGTCTGCCGTACAGGTGGTGCAGCAGGAATGGGCCCTGGCCGAACACCTGGACTTGCTCGTCCGGCAATTGCGGGTCGGTACCTAGGTAAATCCCGGCATGGTTCGGATGCGCGGTGCGCCCCACAGCCATGACGATCATGTCGCCGCGCTGTGGCCGGTCGACCCGGTAGAAGCCCGCCGCCTCATAAGCCTGCTCGTACAGGCTGGGCCCGGCGGCCTGCTCCCACCAACCGTCCTCCCGGGCATAGGCCGGGAACTCCAGCCCCCACTCCCGCTGATACCAGTCCGCGCATGCCTGCCAGCAGTCCCAGGAGCCGTGTACGAACGGCCGGCCGAGCAGTGGGGTGCTGCCGTTTGGGGTGATGGTGCGCAGGTCGCCTTCAGGCCAGGACAGGATGTGCCAGGGCAGCGCTGTGGCCTCGCACATGGCAAGGTCGCGCGGTGACGGCCGACTGGTAGCGTCAGGGTGGGAGTGCACAATGCCGATCACTTCGCCCTGGTCTTCCGCGGCAGCGTACTCCTCCGGCGCGATCCGGAACTCTTCGCCTGGGTCGCTCGCGGAGTTGGTGCATGGCACGTAGATCTGCTTGCGACCGATTGCCAGGATCAGGCCGCAACACTCACGCGGATACTCTGCCGCGGCGTGCGCTTGCACGGCGGCCAAGATGTTTTTGCGCATGGTCAGCTCCGTGCGATCAGGGATACGGCCGGGAATCCGCCGAAGGAAAGCTCGTTGGTTTCGCCAAAGCGCAACTTGCAGGAGCTGAGGCAGCCCTTGCACTGGTCCTTCGAGGGATCGTCCGTGGGGTTGTCCTCGTCGTCGAACATGGCGGCGCCGGTGTAATTGCAGTCAGGGCCTCGATATCCATTGGTCATGGCCCAGTGGCAGAAGGTGGTCATCTGCCGTCCTGGCAGGCCGAAGCCGTCGATTTCGCCCGGGGATGAAAGCTCCCAGACGACCATCTCACCGTCTTCGCCGACCTTCTGGTCGATGTACCAAATCTCGAGTGCCTCCTGAGTTGGGTCCGCTTCAGGATTGCCGCCCGGAAAGTTTTCAGCATCCAGGTACTGGCCCAGAGTCTCGCGCACGGTCAGCTGAAACTTCAGCAGGTCGTCGAAAGCCAAGCACAGCGCCGTAATGCGGCCATTTACGTTGCCTGCCGACAGCGTTGGCCGAGTTGCCGAGCCATTACTGTCCGCGCCAATCCCTTCGATCTGCACTGGCCAGGCCGCATACTCGTTGCCCTGCCAGTAGATCGACTTGGCCGGCAACTGATCGGCATCAGCCCCAGCCGCAGCCAGCTCTTCGGGCGAATGTGGGATCGCATGACCGTGGAACCGCAGAACGTCGGCGCCATACTCGGAACCATTGATCTCGAAAAGGATCACCTCGTCACCAGGCTCCAGTTTCTGAATATCTCTGATCAGGGGCATCGGTCGGCCTTAAGGATGGAATGTCTGGGTGAAGGTTGCGGTCAGGGTGTAGATACGCCCGCCGCGGTTGGCAGGTCGATAGCTGGTGCACTTGTAGAGGCCGAGCTCGCCGAGCGGAGGTGTCCACAGAAAGGCTTTGGTGCCCTTGTGGCGATCGAGGAAGTCCTTTACGGCTTTCACTCTCTCCTTGGTGCCGGTGTACGTGATGGGCCAGGACTGCGAACGATTGTTCAAGCTCTCGCCGACCGATTGCTCGAAGCCATCGCCGAACTTCTTGGTGCGTACGGCAAACGTCACCTCGCCCTGTTCGCCGCTTTGCACAGGCCAAGAAAAAGTCTCGATAGCCATCACCGCCCCTTGATTGCGTTGCTGAGGCGCCCGCCCTGGCGGAGATCCTTATCCCTCAGTTGTTGGTACTTTTGCTCGATGAGCGTGCCGATCTGTGTAGCGAACTGCTCGAGCCCAGCTGTATCGCTTGTAGAGTTGGCGTTTCCCTCGCCATCAATCTTCACTGACACATGGATCACGGTGCCGCCGCCCGCTCCAGCTGCCGCTGCAGATACCGGCCCGGCCCCCAGCGGCGTGATCGTGCCGCCCTCGGCCCCCATCATCAGGTAGGTCTTCCCACCCTGGTTCAGCAGCTCCGGGCCCAGCTCGTTCACCTGGTAAAGCGAGTTCGCCGCTACCGGGCCGCCGGCGGCACGTTGGCCGGTGACGAAGTTGTCCATGATCTCCGGGCTGTAGCCGGCCTGGGTTGAGCCTGCAGAGGTAGGTGCGCTGCCGCCACTGAACCAGGCGCCCAGCGCACTGCCGGCAATGCTCGACAGCAACCCCGAGGCCGCCTGGCGAGTGGCAATCCGCGCCATGTCCGCCAGGATCGACTTGGTGAAGTCGGCGAACGAAAACTTGCCGGATATGGCGAAGTTCGCGACGCCGTCTTCCATCGAGCTGAAGGCGTTGGTGAACAGGCTCTTCGTCTGCCCGGCGACATCCCGGGCCGACTCCAGGTAGTTTTGGAAGGCCGACGAGGCGCCAGCGCTCCAACTGCCCTGAGCAGCGGTCATATCGTTGTAGTTGGCGATCGCAGTTTCCTGCATGTCCCGCTGGGTCTTGTCGAGCGCCGCCAGCTTCTGGTTGTACTCATCGAGGCTCATGCCGCGGGAGCCGTCACCGTACTGGTTGGCCAGGTCCAGCCTCTGTTGGTTGATCCGGTCGGTGATGCCGTTCTGCTGGTCCTGCAGGCCGCGTTGCCGGTCGCCCAGGCCGAGGCCTTCGGCAGATCGCTGCCCCTGCAAGCGCAGAGCCTTCACCTGCTGGTCCAGCGCGCTGGTGTAGGTCTGCACCGCCTGGGCTTGCTTGCGCAGTCGGCCCTCCTCGTTCGTGGCCAGCACGGCCAATTCTGAATCGGCGTCCTTCTGCGCCTTGACCATGCTGGCCCGGGCATCGGCGATCTTCTGGTCCAACTGGACCCGCTGGGCAGCCGTGGTGTCGGCCTTACCCTTGGCAGCTTCGAGCGCCGCAATCTCCGCCTGGTAGGCGTTGGTCACCTCGCCCTTCTGCTGCTCGATGATGGCCGCGCGCTGGGCCGCGTACGACTCTTGCGAGATGATGCCGGACTTCTGGGCTGCACTCAGCTCCTTCTCGGCGTTCTTGTACTCTGCGAGGATCGCTGCGAGCGAGTTCTTGGAGTCATTAAAGCCAGTCAGGTTGACCGCCGCGGCTCGAGGCGCAGGGTCCTTGTTTTTGTCCTTGATGTTCTGGATGGTCTTGGCGACCACATCGGCCTGAACCAGAGGGTCATTAGGATTGGCCTTACGCAGCGCCTCGACATCCTTCCGATAGTCCTTGATCAGCTTGTTGCGTTTTTCTTCGTTGGAGAGGTTCGTGTCGCTGATCTGCTTGAGGCGAGCAGCTGCATCAATTCCATCCCGCTCTACGCGCACACGATCTGCAACGAACTTGGTCCGATGCCGCTCGGCCTCGATCTGCATCTCGAGGAAAGCAAGCTGCTTCTGGTCGTTCTCGGTGTCCCGGGTTTCGATGCCCATGGCAGCGGCGCGCCCGCCGCGCCCCTGGTTGGTCTGCAGCCGCTGGCGAATCACCTCCGCTTGCTGCTCCAGGGTCTGAGTGCGGCCGACACTCAGCGTGGCGTCGAGAGCCCCAGCAGCGGCACTCTTGATCCCTTTCCAGGCGCTTTCGATCAGGCCGAGGTTGTGCGTGACCTCTCCAGTTCTGGTCCTGATGGCGTCGGCGTAGGTGTCGGTCAGCAGTTTGGCCGCACCAATGGTGTCGCCCTGTTCCTTAAGCGCTACGATTTGCGAGTAGACCGATGCCGTCAGGAAGTTGTACTGGTCGTTCAGCTCCTTGGCGGCGGCAACCGGGTCTTTAGCGATCTTGGCGAACTCGGCAACAGTCGCATCAATGGATCGGCCTGCGGCCTTTTCCATGCTCAATGCGGCTTCAGATATCGTTTCGAAGCTGCCGCTGGCGATCTTGCCGCTACCGGCGAGCTTGGCCAGCACTTCGGCCGCGGCGCCGGTTGTGCCGACGGTGGCACTCACCTGCTGGGCCATGGTTGCCAGCTGATCGGCGCTGGTACCCGCGGCGTTACCGGTGAAGATGATCGCCTTGTTGTATTCGCCGGCCTCTTTACTGCCCTTGTAGTAGGCCAGGGCCAGCGCGCCAGCGGCAGCTGCTGCGACGGTGAACGGATTGACGAGGCCCAGCACATAGCCGCCCAGGGCCTTCGCTGCCGGTCCGATGCCGCCGAACATGTCCTTGAGCTGCCCGCCCTGTTGCAGCAGCACAGTCAGCGGCGCCTGACCGCCCTGCAGCGAGACGAAGATGTCGGTGAACTGGGCCGGCACCCCACGGAGAGCCGCGGCATTCTGCTTGGCGGTGTTACCAGTGCGCGTCAACGAATCGTCGAAACGGGTCAGCGCCTCTCGGGACTGCTGGATCTTGCCCTGATACTCGCTGAAGATCTCGGGGTCGAGGAACTTCTTCTGCTTGGCCAAGCGGCTTTCCAGCTCGTCCAGGCGGCCCAACGCTTTAACCGTAGGATCGATCTCGCCGAGCAGTTGGCCGAGGTCATCAGCCTGCCCGCGAAGGGCCTGGCCAGCCTTCTTCGCACTCTGCTCGACACCAGCAGCAGCCTTTTCGGCGCGTCCACCAGCCTCAACCAGCTTGTCCAGGTCAGTCGCGGCGTGCGCGGCATCGCCGGAATCAACCCGGATGCCCAGTTCGGCAATGGTGGTCATGCTCTACTCCACTGATTCAGCCATGACGGCCAGGGCCTCGGCCTCCATTACGCGAAGGTCGGGAAAAATGTCGGGAAGGTCGCGGCGCTTGATGCCGAGCATCGTGGCGGTGGCCGGGATGATTGAGTAGTCCAGCCCCGAGGCGCCTCCCATGCCCGTCCGCCATTGGGTAGACATTGCCTCGAACAGGCGAAAGGCTGGCCAGGCGTCCGGCCAGACCTCTACCTCTTCTTCATCGAGGTCGTCCGGCGTAAGCCCCAAGGCCGCTAGCTGCTCGGCAGAAGGGCCACGCTCATAGCAGGCCCGGGCCACCGCCCTCAGTTTCCCAGGCGAGCCGGGCTGTATGCGTTCTGGAACACCTCGATGACAGCCCTTGGCGCACTCGTGCAGGTACGCACCAGGTCTAGGATGGCATCCTCGCTGAACGCGTCGTCGAGATCCCAACCGACCAAGATATCCTTGAGCTGTTCGGCCTGAAGTTGGATCTCGGCAGCCGTGACCTCCTTCCAACTGATGCCCTCTTCCTTCGCCTTGTCGGCCCAGGCGTCGCGGGCTGCATTCCAGCGATCAAACATCTCGGCCAGAGCGACACGGTCCAGATAGCGGAATTCGAAGCCAACCGTTACCGGGTCGGAGCCGACGCGAGGAATCTGCACATCAGCCTTGAAGGTCGGGTCCTGAGCAATCTTGATCTTGGCCATGGGATTTCCTTAGGCGCCGGCGAGGTAACGGAGGGAACGGGCAGACAGACCGACACTGATGGTGCGAGTCATGACGTTGTTACGCTCCATGGTCGGGTCGGGAGTGATGCTCACGTAGCCCGGATAGAGGATCTGGTCGCCGTTGCGCAGCTTCATACGGATCACCGCGAGCTCTTTGGAGGCGTCGTAACCCTCAACAGCTTGCACGTAAGCGGCGGCAGGTTGGTCCTCTACCACAATCGACAGGGTGGTCGGGCTGCGGTTGGTGGGGAACTGCTTGTCGTCGTCATCCTCCAGATAACCAACGGTCGCGTACTGCTGCTCGCCACCGGCCGAGTTGAACGACGTGACCTTCGAGATCTGAACCCAGTCGGACACCGGGTGCACGGACCCCGCGCCAGCGCCTGCTGTGAATTTTTCTGCGTCGCTGGTATCGAGGCCGGCCAGGGAGAAAGCGTCATCGGCGACATTGGACGCTTTGACGGCGCGATCGCTGATGAGCGCCCAACCGGAATTGACAAGCAGTACGTCACCATTCTGGATGGTGTGACCGGCAGCAGTCGCAACCGGTGGCTTTGCGTTGGTAAGTGCCGTGAAGGCCACGGCGGCGCCAATGACTCTGGCGATCTCGAGCGTAGCGCCGTTTGGCAGCGGGAAGCGTGCGGCCATGATTTTTTCCTCTTGGTAGAAACGAAAAAGCCCGCACGCGGCGGGTTTCAGGGAGATCCGGTGGAATCAGCGACGGTGCAGGAGGCCGCCAGGGCGAAGCTCTTGGCGGATGACCTGACGAATCAATTCGGATAGCTCGTTGGTGCGGGACTTCAGTCCTTGGCCAAGCTGCGTATTGCAGATGGCGGCACCGATGTAGTCGAGCACAGCGTCGGCACCTTTCGATTTAGCCTGCTCAAACTCGCTCAGATCCAAACCAATACCGGCGGCAACGTACTGCCCTTGGGTATTGGCCCGAAGCTTGATCGCCCACCTGGCTGGGTCGACGAAAAACTGCGACGCCATAGCCTCGGGCTTATCAATATCACCCAGGCGAACTACGCCATGCGGACCGCCATTAAGCTCGATCAGTCCATTTTCTATCTTCCAGCCGGATACCCCCGGCACATAGTCGGCGCTCTGCATCGCTCACTCCTTCAAGTGGTGGGTTGGTCTGCGACACCCTGGTAGGTGAAGCTGGCCGGAACCGTGTAGGTCGCCGGCTCGGTGATGGTGGGCCCCTGCTCCAGCGGCTCGACGATCAGGCCTTCGAAGCCGTTACGACTGAGTTCGGTGTCGACACGGAACAAGGTGCTCAGCTCGTCAACTAGGGCCTCGGCAGTAGCCAGGGCCTGGCCCGCCGGGCAAACGATGCTGATCTGGTAAACACCCCGGTACTCATAGGCCTCGGCAGCCAAGTAGCGGGTCGTGGTGCTGGCCGGCAGCAGGAAGGCCCGGAGGTAGGTTTCACCCGGCGTGGCCTCGAAGCCCTCCTCCATGTGCGCGACCCGAATCGGACGCGCAGCTGCCCAGGCCGCCAGCTTGATCTCAATCGCCTGGCGGGCGCGTGCGTGGCTCATACTCGATGTGTCCTGATAGCGTCTTCGACAAGGCGCTGGAAGTCCGCGACAGTGACTCGCACCATGCCTGCAGGCGCCTGGGTGCTGTGGCCATACTCCAGAGGGATGGCGTACGGCAGGTTGTTGACGATGTAGGCGACCTCGCCAGCAGACAGATCGCCAGCACCAGCAACGATCTTCGCGATTGTCTCGCCAGCACTCTCGATCTCATCGATTTCACCGACCGCAGGGGCGCCGGTGGTCAACTGCCAATTGCTGCGGAAGCGTCCACCAACATAGCTCTGGCCAATCCTGCGCACGCCGGCGCCGTAGCCGTAGTTTTCCAACTGCTCGCGCTTGGTTAGGGGCTTGCGATATTTGATGCCACGCTTCAGGCTGCCATTCTTGGTGTAGTTCGACGAGTCAGCAGAGATGACAGCGTTGATGCTGGAGGCCTTTGCGTTGTACGCCGCCACCTGCTCCCCAGCCCTCTCCTGCGACTCGATGTTGATCTTCCAGATGTCGGGGTTACCGACAGGCGACATAACGATCAGGTTGCGCCCTACCGCGATCACAACCTCGCGGAAGGTCAGGTCAATCGCTTCCTTGGCAGCATCGGCAAACTGTTGGAGCTGAGCTGAGAAACTGCCATCTAGGTCGCCGTACCGCTCCTTGATGTGAGAGCCGCGTGCCATGGTCACTTCCTCAGTTGAATGGTCCAGGTAGCCTTGGCCGCGTCCTGGCCGACGTTGACCACGCGGTAGCCGCTGATGCGGTCGTTGATGGCCGGGATCGCGGTGATGGCTGTGATCACCCCGCCCTCTTGCATAAACAGCTCGTTCTGGAGGGCCTTGAGGCGAACGTCGGTAGCCAAGATCCGCGCCCCGTCGATCTCCTTGGCCTTGTACTGCCCGAACACGCCACGCCCGGTGTAGAAGACAGTCGTCTCCGGGTTGCCGCCGATCTCGGGGTCATAGGGCCCTTTCACCGCCCTGCTGCCTTCTACCGAACTCACGGCATCAGCCAGGTCAGTATTGAAGGCTTCGGCCAAGTCGGCCTGCAGCTCATCGCGAAGCCCCATATCAGCCCCTCACTATCTTGGCCTGGCCGGTGCCCAGATATTGGCTCAGCAGCGCCAAGGCGAACGATTCACCGGCGCTGATCTTCCGGGCGGACGCCGAATAGGTCTTACTGCTGGACGCGCCGTCAGCATCGACCGACTTGCTCAGCACCCCAGTTTCCTTGGCCGCGAAGATGTTGCCCTCGGCGGCCTCCCGGGCGACTTCGGCACCAGCCTGGATCACATCGTCCGGCACCGGGTCGAATGAGGGC